CCAATATCGTGCCTTGGAACAACGCATCAAGAACAAGATGGAAACCTGGAACAAACTGCGGGCATCAGATCAAACCAACCGTTAACGGCTAAGTTAAAGGCCAAAATCTATCAAAATTGGGCAGATCTGCTGTTGACTTTTGTTCAATCACTAAGTATAATAGAGTGTAGAAAACACAACTTAGCTGATCACAGAGTATACAGCAAGAGGATACATCCATGATCTACACCAAACTGGTGCCTGTGCCAGGATAAAACAGCAGGTAAGTTGCAGGCAGGAGATTTTTCTAAATCTCCAGTCTGTTTACAAGAGACCGTCGGAACGTCTCTTCGTTGACAATTTGAATTGCGCAGAGCTGTGTTCTAGAACATGATTCTGTGCTAGGCAAAGATGCCAAGAAGGCCCGAGGTCTCGACGCACAAGTCTATCCAATTCTTTTTGTCAATGTTGCTCATGGTGAGCACCGCAGACGAACCCTGTTTGGTTCATAAGGAGAAACTTTTGACTTCATTATCGAAATCAAAATTAGAACTAGTGTTGAGCAAATCTGTTTCAGTCGGTATTAAAATATTGGCACTGGCAATTGTCGGAGCAATATTGTTTTCAATTGTGGACGGCAAATTTGATCAACTCAAACAAACCAATGCTGCCTGGAGTTCGGGCAATTATGTATCTGTGGCTGACAAAACTCGCGAGCTAGAATGTTTGACACGCAACATTTATTGGGAAGCTGCGTCAGAGCCGTTCGAAGGCAAGGTAGCTGTGGCTCAGGTTACGCTGAATCGCGTGGAGTCTGGTCGCTTTGCCAACTCTGTGTGCGGCGTGGTCACACAGAAGAATGTGATCTATGAAAAAGTCATTTGCCAATTCTCTTGGTATTGCGAAGGTAATTACAAAGTCAAGCCTGTTCACAAACCACTGTGGCGTGAATCAGAAGAAGTGGCAAAGAAAGTCTATCTGGAAGGATTCCGGTTGCCCGGAATGACCAAGGCCATGTATTATCATGCTGATTATGTGAGTCCCAATTGGAACAAACCTCGAATTGGTGAAATCGGTCGTCATATTTTTTACGGAGAGCGTTGATGAATTTAAACAACCTAAGCGAATCTTTGAATAGTTTTTTCAAAGAAAATCTACACAAGATTTCTGCAGATACCCTGGGATGGTTGGCAACCATTGTTATTCATTGTGCCACCATTCCTACCTTGTTGGCATTGCTGACTGGACTCAGTGACAATGTTCCCAATTTGGATATTGTGTTGTTTGCCTGGGCTGGTCTGATGCTGTTGTTTGGTCGAGCCGTGGTGCTCAAGGATACCTTGAATATCATTACCATTGGGCTTGGATTCATGATTCAGGCTGTGTTAATGGCCATGATTCTGTTCAAATAATGGATCAACAGGACATCAAAACCAAACTCGATAGTTGGATGATTGAGTTTGTTGAAAAAAACAACTCAGTGCTCAATGACTGGCCGCCGTGCCCTTATGCTCGAGCGGCCAGACTGTCGGGGTTGATTGACACAGTGTTTGCTGATGTGTCAGACCTTAACAAAGTAGTTCAAGAAAGCCTGTTGGCCCTAAGCACAAAAGATGTTGTTGTGGTATGTTTTGATCACAACAACATCGATCCAGTGGAGTTGCAAGAGTGGGTAGCATCCATGAATCACATGCTTATGCCGCAGGATTATGTGATACTAGACGATCACCCACATGCTCCAGAATATCTCAATGGTGTCAAAATGAATTTTGGTCATTGCGGACTTCTTGTGATACAGGAGCTCAGCAAGTTAAATAAGGCTGCCGACAAATTAAAATCACAAGGCTATTACGATACCTGGAATATCAAAGCCTTGGATCAAGTAGTGTCATGGCGCTACAAAAATGAAATTTTGCAGAATTAATTTATCAAAAACAAACTATCAGTGTTATTCACCATCGACGTTGTGGTCGGAACAGATAGAATTTGCGCAGTTAAATCAAATATATCAACAATACTGTCAGCACAAAAAGTTTGTTAGTGCGATGCCAATTTTTGAAGGACAGTTGCGTAATCCCGACAGTGATGTGCATGTTTACTACTACAACAGTGAGATAGTGGCCTGGAGTCTGTGCTGTCGTTATGACAAACACAATGTAGAAAGTGTTCAATTTGCCTGGAACTATCAACAACCAGAATTAAAACTAGGACTACGCAGTATTGAGCACGAGTGTGCTTACTACAAACAATTGGGTTATCATTATTTGTATCTAGGGAACGTAGCCGAATACAAAACTCAATTTGATGGCTACGAACAACTAGGGACACCGTGATAAAGACTGGCCAGATCAATTCTAGTAATTTAGTATTACATTGACTGAAAATCATGTTTCTGCTATAATAAAGCATGATTAAGATTACAGCCAGTGGATCTCATAAAACTCTACGCCCAAAAGATAAAGATTTTTCATTCTCCCCCGATGGCATTAAAATAGTGCCGCGAGCAGGATTTGAAATCAGTGAAAAGTGTCCGCCAGAATATCAAAAGATTTTGTATGAATGCTGGGGCAACGGTTGGATCAAGCCCGTTGCCCACATGCGAGATACTGAATACACCATGGAGTTACTGCGAAAATGAGCATGCACCTACATCATCCCAGTCTCAGTCTCAACGGTCGCCGCAAGGGCAAAGTCAAGTTTCGCAGCGCCGACGAGGCACGCAAAGCTCGCGAACTAGATGCCTCTTGGCGAGAACTGCAGGTCAAGTGGGGTGTTGAGGCCGAAGACCGTAAACGCAAGCGAGCCTTGGCTGCTGAGCCTTTGACTTACAAACTCAGTGCCCCTGTTGGCCGCGTTACCAGCAATCATATTCCCAGTCTCAACACCGGCGAAGGTATTGCTGCCAGCAAACCAGTGCCACAATACACTGGCACCAAGATGCTGGGTATTGGCACCATGCATAAGTCAAACTCTGTGCCCATTTTCAGTGACGAAGAGGCTGTGGCTATTTCCAAAATGCGCCGTGGGTAATTTGTATCTTCCTTATAAAGCCACAAATCCACGCACCATTCGCGGAGCAAAGAAGAGAAGTTGGACTGTGATGCAGCCTCGTAACGGATATGAAGAAAAGATATCGTGGACGAGTCTTTGCATTTGGTGCGAACGCTCAATGACCGGCTATTGGATTGCTAGTTTTCCTTATCAACAATTTGCTTTTGAGTCCAGTGCAGATGCCACAATGTTTCAACTAAAATGGGGATGAAGCCTCGCTTTGTGATCGCCGATGCCTTGGTGAGTACATCCTTGGGCGAGCATATGATCTTGATGTTGAGTGACATTGGATTTTGGTCGGAAAATTATGAAGAACTTCAACAATGGTGTCAAGACAATGGTGCAACGGCTGCTGGTATGACAGTGAGTATTCCTGATGAAAAAACGTTAACGGCGTTTTGCTTGAAATGGTCATGACCGCACAACAAGCTGATTCTATGTGGAATCACATGGTAAAACAACTTACTCCACCCGATATCCAAAATATAGGCAGTGCTCGAGTTGACGGAAAATTCTGGTATACAGTAAAATTAACCATGCCTGCACAGGAGTGGATTCGACAGCAACCAAACGAAGAATGGTATGAACACATAGATCAACGATATTACGTCGATGGAAGTCGTTTTGACATAAGCGAAAAACTTTACACAGCATTAACTTTAAAATGGAAGTAACCATGGATTGGTCCAAACAAGAAACTGTGCGACTGCTCAAAGGAGCACCCGGCACACAATATCAAGAAGCTGACGACAGTCAAAAAGCAATTATTCGAGACTGGGTTCGTAGTCTGCTACAAAAAAGCGCAATCACTGTGAGCTTTGTCAAGGCCGATGGCACCGAGCGAGAAATGAAATGCACCCTGGATTGGACACTGATTCCCGACGATAAACAGCCCCAGGATGTGCCAGTGGAAAAACTCTTGGAAACCAAGAAACGCAAGCAACCTGACGAACACAGCCTCCGGGTGTTTGATCTTGAAAAGCAGGAGTGGCGCAGTTTCCGCTTTGATCGACTTCAGAAGATCATTGCAGAACTGAATTTCAACTAAATATTTGCTTATGGCCAAAGAAGAAGCTATTTCGATGGAAGGTGTTGTGGTTGATGTTCTGCCTAATGCCATGTTTAGAGTCAAGCTCGACACAACCGATGCCTTGATCACTGGTGTTATTTCGGGACGTATGCGTCAAAACAACATCAAGATTTTGCTAGGTGACACTGTGGAAGTGGAATTCAGTCCATATGATCTCAGTCGAGGACGTATCACCAGGCGACGATAACATGCTGGTATCCTAAATCAGACAACTAAACACAGCAAAATTTGATCAGATACTATAGAAAAATTGTCAAGAATACAATCAATGTTTAGACAAGCTGTGTGCAGAAATCATCAAGAATTGTTTGTGCCCTGTTATCGACATTGAAATAAATATCTACATGGACACCGCCGCATCAATATATGATTTTATAAACATAGTAGAAGCCAGCACCCGCCCGGCCAAGCTAGAAACTACACCCTTGCCTTACGGGGAACGAGACCTTGAGCCAGTGTTGAGCAAAGAAAGTTTAGAATATCATTATGGGCATTTGGCCAAAGGTTATGCCAAGCGTTATAATGCAGGAGAAGGCAATGCGGATTTTAATCGTGCTGGCAGTTTTTTACATAATAAGTTCTTCCCTCAGCTTAGGGCTCCTAAGGGTGCCAATCGCCCCCGCGGTGCAGTTCTTGCGTTGATAGAAGAAAAATTTAAAACCTACGAAGATTTTAAAATTGCCTTTAAAGAAGCAGCAATGAAGATTCAGGGCTCGGGTTGGGTCTATCTCAGCACCGGCGGAGAGATTAAAACCATAGCCAACCATGCTGTGCGCACCGATATCTGTGTGCTAGTAGACTGGTGGGAGCATGTTTGGGCCACTGATTATCAGTGGGACAAAGAACGTTACCTGGACAATATCTGGAAGGTCATTGACTGGGATGTTTGCAACGAACGACTATGATTACATTAACTGAATCCGCTATTACCAAAATAAAAGACTTGTTGGCTGAAGAAAACAATCCCAAAGTCTTGCTGAGAGTTTTTGTACAGGGCGGTGGATGTTCGGGCATGAGTTACGGATTTACATTCGACGAAGACCGCAACGAAGACGATTTTGAAGTTTTGACCGATATTCCTGTGGTGGTGGATAGCATGAGCATGCAGTATCTGCAAGGTGCAACCATCAATTATAAAGAAGATTTAATGGGTTCCAGTTTCTCTATTGACAACCCGCAAGCACAGACCACGTGCGGCTGCGGTAGCAGTTTTAGCCCTTACTAACACACCTTTGCCCATTTGAATCTCTGGTAAATACTAGCCAGAGGATTTCATATGGCATTACAAGTAATCAATGTAGGAACAGCACCCAACGACGGCACGGGCGATGCAATACGCACGGCCTACATTAAATGCAACGATAATTTCGGAGAACTCTACAGTAGAGTTCAAGATACTCCCCCTGCAAGTCCTGATGGCACTGCTGGAGACACTGCTGGTATGATTGCATTTGACGATCAATATCTTTACGTCTGCGTGGCAGATTTTGATACATCAAGTGAAATTTGGAGACGTGTGGCATTTGACACCACACCTTGGTAATACTATGGCTCAACCACAGTGGATAACCCCTGCAGGCAGTTTAGGCACTGTTGCCGAAGGTATTTTTTATCAGCAGGCCATGTTGGCCACAGTTGATCCACTGATCACTGGTGTGGTGTGCACAGCCACCAGTGGAGTTACCAACAGAATTACATGCAACAGCACACAGGGCATATACGCTGGTCTCAACGTTATGTTTGCTGGCACTGTATTTGGAGGCATCAGCCCTTTGGTTAGATATTTTGTGTTGGCAGTTCACAACAGCACTGAATTTTCGTTGACTGAAAGCGAATTCACAACCACGCCAATACAACTCAGCACTGCAACAGGATCAATGACTGCTGAATTTAGTCAGCACATAAGATTTAATCTTCAAGCAGGTCAGTTGCCCGCTGGAGTGCAAATAGCCGACAACGGCTTAATTCTTGGTGTGCCCAAAGCTGTGGCCAGTATCCAAGGTGTGCCCACCGAAGTTGGCCAAGACGTAACCAGCAAATTCACTGTGAGAGCCTACACAACAAACTTTATCAATGGCCAGTTTGTGTTGGACAAAATTCGAGATCGAACATTTACACTCACAGTTACTGGCCCCAACCCCCCAGAATTTATTACGCCTGCTGGACAAATTGCTCAGTTCTATGACGGAACACTGGTCACTGGCCTGCAGATTCAATACACAGATCCAGATCCCAATGCAAATCCAACAGTGAAACTGGTAGGTGGAAATTTCCCACTGGGACTTTCTATATCCAGAACAGGTTTGATATCAGGATTTATAACTCCATTGAGTCCCATTGAAGTCACAGCAGGATTCAGTAGAGATGGCCAGGGCTACGATGAATACAGTTTTGACTTCAGCACTATGAGTGTGAATTCAAACTACGAATTCACTTTGGAATTGACTGATGGAGTCTACAGCCAGCTTAGAACATTCAGCATCTACATTTATAGCAAAAACAGTCTCACAGCAGATACCACACTGATCACTGCTGACAATACTTTTGTTACTGCTGATGTCACACCATCTAGACCGCCGATCATTACCAACCCAGAAGGCAGCATTGGCACAGTTCGCGACAACAATTGGTTTGCTTATCGATTCAACGGACTAGATCTTGACGGGGATCAAGTTGATTACGAAATAATCTACGATGCTGGTGACAGTGCAGGCATACCTGGCCTGGTATTGGATCAAAATTCTGGCTGGTTGTATGGCTATATACCCAATTTAGGAGCCAATCAACTGAACTATGAATTCACTGTGAGAATCAGCAAAGACATTGACCCGTTGATCTACAATGAATATCGATACAGTCTTACCATAACTGGGCCAGTCAACACTGAAATCGTATGGCTGGTTCCCAGCAATCTTGGCACCATTGTCAATGGTGCAACCAGCACACTGTATGTTGCTGCTGAAAATGCAGCAGGAATACCGTTGCAATATCAATTACTCAGTGGCAGTAATTCATCATTGCCGCAGGGCCTACAGTTGTTGCCATCGGGCGAAATTGCAGGTCGCACAAGTTTCAATACTTTTGCGTTGGACACAGGAACCACAACATTTGATGTCACAATGAACGATCTGGGCATCACTGGTCAAGACACTGAAACTACTTTTGACATGAAGCATGAGTTTGTGGTTCAAGTGTTCAGTGTGAATGGATTGATTAATGCTAGCAAAACATTCAGCATTACTGTAAAACGTGTTTACAACGAGCCCTATGACAATCTGTATATTGAGGCCATGCCCCCGGACAACGATCGTGCACTCATTGACAGTTTGTTACAAAACTCTGACATCTTCAAACCTGATTTGCTGTATCGTCCTGACGATCCAAACTTTGGACGAGCTACTGGAGTGGTGTATAATCATGCCTTTGGTCTGACTGCTGCTACCTATGCCGATTACGTCAGTAGTCTTTACGAAAATCATTATTGGAAAAATTTAACACTGGGCGAGATACGAGTTGCACAGGCCAGAAACAGCGCAGATCAAGTGATTTACGAAGTGGTCTACAGCAGAGTAATTGATAACTTGCTTAACAATCAAGGACAAAGTGTCAGCAAACAAGTAACGTTGCCATATCCCATAAATGAAAACGACAGCACCGAAGTCAGCACTGTTTATCCCAACAGCTTGATCAACATGCGGGATCAAGTAATTGACACAGTGGGAGAAGTTGATAACGTGTTGCCTTTGTGGATGACATCGAAACAAGCCAATGGACAGGTTTTGGGATTTACTCCTTCGTGGGTGTTGGCCTATGCCAAGCCAGGCAAAGGTGATCAGATTGCTTATTATATCAGAACCAAGTTTGGCGAGCGATTGAATTTGATTGACTTTGAAGTTGATCGTTACGAACTAGATAGATTGTTGAGCAAAAACTGGGACCCAGTGGCCGACAGTAGCTACGGTGCCTGGGTGCCTACCCCAGCAGAAACAACATTTGATGTGTATGAAGGCTATCAATACGATACACCAAGCCTGGACACCACTGGACAAGTTTTGACGTCCACAACTTATTCCGGCGATGGTAACCAACATAATTTTGCTGTGACTTTGCTGCCAAACACTGGAATAATTGCTGTGACAGTCAATGGAACGTTGCAGAGCTACAATACCAATTTCACAGTAAACTATGGTCATTTGCCCAACTATGTGAGTTTTACAATACCTCCTGTTGTGGGGTCAACCATAGTGATTTATCAAATCGAAGATATCAGTGTCACTGATTCTTCTGGTTCTTATTCGGATGCACCAACCACGTTTGATCACAACAGCATGCGATTTATTGCACCGGTAGATATGTATTCCAATACTCAGGAATACGATAAATATCTTGTATTTCCCAAACGCACAATTTTAGGATAAAATATGTCAAGTAACATTAACCCAAACAACATCGACGGAACCTACCCAGTTGCTGGCCAGGACAACAACTCTCAAGGTTTCCGTGACAACTTTACCAATACCAAAACAAACTTTCAGTATGCTGCTGATGAAATCACAGATCTGCAAAGCAATGCAATTCTTAAATCTGCGCTGACTGGAACCACTCTCAACAACGACATGTTGGGAAGTCTGGTCTATAATGGCACAGCAGCAGACTTTGGTTTGATTAGAGTTTCCAAAGGCACCCTAAGTGGCAGTCAAACCATTGATTTTTCTGCTGGACATTTTCAAACACTGACCACTGGTGGATCAGTTAGTTTGTCATTCAGCAATTTCCCTGCTGTGGGTGTAACCGGCATAGTGTTTGTGCAGATCACTGTGGCCAGCACCGCTCATACCTTGACATTGCCGTCTGCTGTTAGCATCAATGCACAAGGCATACAGGGACTGAATCCATCCACCAATGTGATTACATTTGCAGCCATTGGCACATATCTTTTCCAGTTTGTGACCAGCGACAACGGTAGCACCATTACCGTAGTCGATCCCAACAAACAACTTGCACCGTTCAACAACAGCGCAGAAGATTTAGCCGCCAGCGCCGCTGCCAATTTGGCTCTGACTACCAGCTACTTCTCAACTTCCACAGCCGAAACAGCCACATTGGCAGCAGGTGTAAATGGTCAAATCAAAACGTTTGCGATGTATGCTGACAGTGGAGACATGGTAATTACAGTTACCAATGCAGGCTGGAAAACTTCGGGCACAGGCACTATTACGTTTGATGCAATCGGTGATGCTTGCACACTGCAATACATCAACTCAAAATGGTTCTGCATCGGCAACAACGGTTGTGTGTTTGCCTAATTAATTGACAGCACCCATGTTGTGCTGTAAAATGTATACATGGAACATCCCTTAATTCCCAACTTAGATGATTTAAAGATCGACGAGTTGGGAGCTAAAATTACTGAACTCAATCAAAAGCTAAGAATTGCCCAGAACATGGGCAATGGCCATCTCTGCAATCAAATCCGTATGGCAATTGAGAGCTATCAAACCAAGCACTCTCAACGACTTCAAGAAACGTATCAAGCGGCCAATCGTGATCTTGGTAAAAATCTCGATGACAAAATTGACATCCAATGAACGTTAAACTAAGATACTCAATAACTTTTCCTGCTGCTGCCTGGTTTGAAGAGCATTTGCTGATGGGAAACTATTCGTTGACCTTGAGCTTGCTGACTCAAACACTGGATCCTGTGGATCAAAATATTGCATTGGACAGAATCAAGTATTTTTTGTTCAACGAAATTCACAGCACAATTTTTGTAGGCCAAGCCGACACTGATCAAGCCGAATCATTTGTTGATATTGGCCTCAATGTAACCACTCTGCCGCAGGAACCAGTAGACCAAATTGTGGGCATTGCGTTATACTACAAGCTCAATGCCATCATGGAAGGTCGTATGAAGCTGACCGAATTGATGTTTTCCAGCGACATCGGTGACAATGTTGAATACTTTCACAGTGAAAACGAACAAACTGCTCTCTTTCCCGAACAGGGCTGGTGGCACGAACCAGGTCTAAGACATTCAGACATAGTGGTCGATGACGAAACACAAAGTAACAATGTGATCTCATTGGCAACAACTGTCAACAGTGAATGGAATCAACAAGAGCTTGCGTGGAATCAAGTCGAAGTAACCAACGATTTGGCACAGGTAGTATTTGCCAATTTTGATCAAAGTCAAAATGAAACAAAACACTAAAGGTGAAATGATTTTCGACGAGCAGGACCTGTGCGACTTGGTCATGCAGGGGCAGGACGTCACACAAATGAAACTCACAGTGGATCCCACAGTGAACATCGAGGCTGTTTCTCAAATTTTAGAAGATCCTGATAGTTTGATTACATGGACTTTTCCCTACAACAGCGATATCAGTGTGCCGGACTGGGACAGCCTACAACAACGCCGCTGGCACATGCCAGATCATTACAAAGATATTGACATTGCCGAACATGTGTTGAATCTATGCAGCACAGATGCAGAACTGCAACGTGTGGGTCATGAACTCATGATGTATCAAGAGCGAAATTTATTTGATCTTTTGAAATATTTGCATTATCTTGTGGACATCATGAAACAAAACAACGTGATTTGGGGAGTGGGCCGTGGCAGCTCAGTTTCCAGTTATGTGTTGTATTTGCTGGGTGTGCACCGTATCAACAGCATGTTCTATGATTTAGACCCCAGCGAGTTTCTGCGTTAAATAACACAAACTAAGGAGAAACTATTGTGACTACCAAACAATATAGAACAGCCATGGGCAAGGTCGTAGACATGGGAGCTCTGATGCTGCAAAATGAAAACATCAGAGCAGTGGGCAACATGAATGCCAATGCACGTGGAGACAAACTGGACAGTGCAAATCGTGTGATTGATCGTAAAAATCAACAGATCAAACGTCAACAAAAAAAACATGTTGCGCCTGAAAATCTAAAACCGGCCACCAGCAGCGCAGCACTTCGGAAAAATGAAGTTGCAGAGATGAAGGTAGATCCCATGGATGATTTTTCAGACTTGCCCGAAGAAATCGATACCGAGTCGGTGCCTGAAACAAACACAGTTCAAGAAACAAAAGTTCCGCAGGGCGGTCTTGCTGCTGCTATTGCCAAGGCCAAGACTGTGCAACAAACCAAATTACCAACCCCGAGAGAAGCAGCCAAAGCAGCTGGAGTAAGAAAAATCTAACATGGAAAAGAAACTTTCATTTGAACCGCATCGCTTCAACAAGCATCAATTCAAACCACTGAAGGATCATGTCATTGTATCAGACATGAATTTTTCAGGAAGGCAACTTAGTTCAGGCATCATTTTGCTCAACGACAACGGCAAAGCCGGCGGAATTCGTCCGCGCTGGGGACAAGTCTATGCAGTGGGCCCCGAACAACAAGAAATCAGTCCTGGGCAGTGGATTTGTGTAGCGCACGGTCGCTGGACACGGGGCATTGAAATCGAAGACGAAGCTGGCAAACATACTATTCGACGCATTGACCACAAAGACATCTTGTTGGTGTCAGACGAAGAACCTGCAGGCATCGACGATACCATTTCTGACGCTGTCACAGGCTAACATGGGCTTTGTTAAACAATGGGACGTTGGAAATATCCAGCGTCAGATCAACGCCTGCGCGGCACAAGTAAACAGCCCTTACAACGACGGTTTCACTGGCTGGACTTGCAAACAAGATTTGCTTGTGCTAAAATATCAGTTAGACGAGATCTTGAGATCTGCACCAACATTTGCCCCAGAACAACAATTCCTCGAAGATCTTGATAAAAACACTGTTTGGAAACGACTCAATGAAAAAACTAATTAGCAACACTGGTGGTCTACAGACCTTCTTGGAAATCAAACCCGTGGAAGCAATTCCTGGAATGACCTACCTGCGCATTACCACAACGTTCGAAGGCGCCAAAGACACCAGCGACGAGCGTGTGAAATTTGATGTTTGTTTGGATCAGTCGGATCTTGACAATCTCCGAGCCGCACTAAACGATTACTCATTATGATTTTCAATCACATCAAAAAGCTCAAAGCAGAAGGCAAACGTGTTGGGATCACCTTCTCGACTTTTGACATGTTACACGCTGGTCACATCGCTATGCTGTCGGAGGCAAAAAATCATTGCGACTACCTTATTTGCGGACTACAGACCGACCCCACCATCGATCGTCCAGACACTAAAAATAAGCCCGTTCAAAGCATTGTGGAACGCCAGATACAACTTGCGGCTTGTCGTTATGTTGATGAAGTGGTGGTATATTCCACAGAGCAGGATCTTGTGGACCTTTTGCTCATCCTCCCAGTTGACGTTAGAATTTTAGGCGTAGAATATGCCGACAAAGAATTTTCAGGTCAATATGAATGTGGCATGCGCGGCATCGAACTGGTATTCAATGGTCGTGATCATTCATTCTCTTCCAGCAGTCTACGTAAACGTGTAGTTGCTGCTGAAACATACAAGGTGTTAAAAGATCAATCACAATGAAGTGCACCACTTGTCAAGATGAAATCAAACTGGAATGTGATTACAATCAGGGGCGGTGTCCCCACAGGAAACCTATGATAGAAATACAACCCCGAGACACCAGTCGCGGCCACTTTTATGTGAGCCTTGTCAAAAGCGGATTACGAATTGTTGCTGGAGTTTTCCTTATTGGCGGAAACTTACTGGTAGCAGGATCACTGCTAATCCTTGCAGAAGGATTGGGCATTGTCGAGGAACTGGTTTAACAATCATATGAATGAACGCATACAAGAATTAGTGTGTCGAGTTGGCACTGATACCAGCGGCAAATGGATAAGCGTTGACAATGCCGAAAAGTTTGCAATGTTGGTAATTCAAGCGTACAATGAAGAACTGCGACAATCGCAACGAGATGTAAAAACTGAATTAGGTTACAGTCGAATCGGATTGAAAAACATATGAAAGAACTCTGGGTAGAAAAATATCGTCCAACCACTGTGGACGGTTATGTGTTTGTGGATGATGCTCAACGTGAACAAGTGCAGCAATGGATCCGGGATGGCAGCATTCCACATCTGCTCCTAAGTGGATCACCTGGCACAGGCAAAACCACCTTGGCCAAAATGTTGATCAATGAGCTGGGTGTGGACGAATATGATGTTATGTTTGCTAACGGATCTAAAGAAGGTCGCAAGATTGAGTGGGTAGACAAGCTGATCAGTTTCTGTCAGACCATGCCGTTTGGCCGGTTTAAAGTTGTGCTGATTGACGAAGCAGACTATTTGAATCCCAATTCTGTGCAACCGGCCATGCGCAACTTGATGGAAGACTACAGTCAGAGTGTGCGGTTCATTCTTACCTGCAACTATCCCAACAAGATTATTCCGCCCTTGCACAGTCGATGCCAGGGCTTTCACATCACCAAAACTGATTCGACAGAGTTCACTGCTAGAGCTGCCACTGTGTTGGTCACGGAAGGTGTGGAGTTTGATCTAGACACACTAGACAGCTATGTCAAGGCCACGTATCCGGATCTGCGCAAATGTTTGAATCTAGTGCAACTCAACTCACAATCGGGTCGCCTAGCGGCACCAAGTGAAAGTGACCGTAGCACCAGGGATTGGAAGCTGGATTGTGTGGACTTGTTCAAACATGGTCGTGTGCTTGAGGCTCGCAAATTACTGTGCCAAAGTGCCAGTCCCGAAGAAGCAGAAGATGTGTTTCGCTGGATGTATGACAACGTCGAGTTGTTTGGTCGAACAGCCGAGCAGCAAGATCAAGCCATTGTGATCATACGCAACGGGCTAGTCAACAACACCATGGTTGCTGATCCAGAAATTAACTTGAGCGCAACTCTAATTGAACTCAGTAACATCTCTTGAGCCGGTAATTGATCCCAACAACAGAATTACCTTTCTGTTGGATTGGGAACTCACAATGAAATGCAATCTACAGTGTAGCTATTGCGAGTCGGGAGTTTATGGCGGCAGAGACAATTCTACAAACCATCCCGATCTGGCACAATGTTTATCAACTATAGATTTCATGTTTGAATATGCAGACTTGTATATGTCAACAAAGCCTCAAGCATTGAAACATGTGGTGCTTAATGTCTATGGAGGAGAAAGTTTACATCATCCTGATATTGTAACCATTCTACAAGAGGTCCGACAGCGCAGTGTTCAATATCATGATCGTTGGTTGCTTACAGTGACTACAACTACCAATGCTATTGTGAGTCCGCGTATTCTAAGCCAGGTGATTCCATTAATTGACGAGTTCACTTTGAGCTATCATGTAGAAAACACTAACAAAAACAAAAGTCTGTTTAAGGAAAATTTGTTAGCAATTCAGTCAGCAGGCCGTCGACAAAAATGTGTTGTGCTAATGCATCCCGAGCCTGAATTATTTGCAGATTGCCAGCAGATGATTGACTGGTTAGATCAACACAATATTAAACATTTGTCTCGACAGCTAGATCATGCAGAAGAGGATGTTGAATTCAACTATCAGCAGCAACAGGTGATTTGGTTCAACAAACTATATTCCAGCAAGGGTCAGCACCAAAACATTTTACCACAATCTGACGTCACTGACTTGGCCAGTATAGGAAGAGCATGCTGCGGCGGCAGACAACTGTGTGAAAATCAAAATCGTCGACAAAGGACATTTTTTGTTGCCAATAAATTCAAAGATTGGTATTGTTCAGTAAATCATTATTTTCTTTACATCAAGCAGATCAACGGGGAAATTTTTGTCAACAAAGATTGCAAAATGAATTTCAGCGGAGAAATTGCACCTATTGGAAATCTTGCCGACACTAAATCTCTGTTGAAACAGACTCGACAGTGGATTGACACTGATACCATGCCTGTTATACAATGCAAGAAAAATAGATGCTATTGCGGGTTGTGTGCGCCCAAGGCACAGTCACAGCAAGAATACCGTGAAATTATGACTAAATTTTTTAAAAGATAAACCCAATGAGATATCTAATTTTAACCTACTATCAAAAAGCCGATGGCAAAATCGACGAAGCTATGTCTGTGAGCAAAAATCTCAAGACTGCAGACATACAAACTGCCAGTGTGATCTTGGACTTTAAAAAGTTACAAGTTGTCAAAGCCTCAATGGGCGGCACACAGGTGCCCAAGAACTTTGACACCATTGTGCAATACTACATGCAACACTACGAAAACATCATCACAAGATTGTTCAACGAAAACGGTTATCAAGTAACTGTGGAAAAAAATGAAGAAACACAACCCCAACCAAGTGATCCTAGTTGATTGCGATGGCGTGCTCTGTAACTGGGAGTATGCCTTTGCTATCTGGATGGAACAGCATGGACACGAACGTCAGCCCGGTGCAGAGCTTGAATACGACATTGGTGTGCGTTACGGTATTGGACGAGAGCAGGGCAAAAAGCTGATCAAACTGTTCAACGAATCGGCTGCCATTGGCTTTTTGCCGCCCTTGCGTGATGCCATGTATTATGTCAAACGCCTGCACGAAGAACACGGCTATGTGTTTCACTGTATCACCAGCCTTAGCCAAGACATCAATGCACAGCGTCTGCGCGAAATGAATCTGCGAAAACTGTTTGGTGATACTGCTTTCGAACGCATTGTTTGCTTGGACACCGGAGCAGACAAAAATGAAGCCTTGGAGGAATATCAAGATTCCGGCTGCTGGTGGGTGGAAGACAAACCCGAAAACGCCGATGTGGGACATGTCATGGGTTTGCGCAGCGTATTAATGGAACACGGGCACAACATGAATCATGAGTGCCCGTATCCAGTGGTTAAGAATTGGCGAGAGACTTACACACTGATTACCGGTCAGCTTGCGTAAAGACGCAACACGGATCCAATGATCCGGTGACGTTGGACATCTCGATTGTCCAATTCACACACAGCAATACCTTCAACACCTCCTTTCTTCAACCTTTCGCAGAGGTCCATCAAGCCATTTTCGCCTTGCTGGCGATCGGCTTGCTCTACGTCTCCGGTGATGATGATCTTGCTGTTTGATCCAATTCTAGTCATTAACATTTTGCACTGTGCTGGCGTGGCATTTTGCATTTCGTCAGCAATCACCCATGCGTTTTTAAATGTTCGACCGCGCATGAATGCTAGAGGTGCAATCTCTATTACCTGATCGTCGATCATTGCTGCAATCTCTTGGGGGCGATAATATTCCCGTAAAACGTCTAGCAAGGGTCGAGTCCAGGGCTCCATTTTGGCAACCAAGTTGCCAGGCAAGAAGCCGTGCTTCTCGTCTTCTACGCCCACCGCAGGGCGTGTCATAACAATGCGGTCTGTTACTCCTTCTTTGAGTGCTTTGACAGCAGCCTGCATGGCCAGATAAGTTTTACCTGTGCCAGCTGGTCCCACTGTGACAACTATGTGTTGTGCTGCATCCTGCAGAGCCAATACCAAACTTTCCTGATTGCGGGTGCGCGGGATCAGGTCAACGGGTCTTGAAGACACCTTGCGTGTTTGGAATTGGAGAACGTTGTCTAACTCTACTGGCATACGGCGATTTTGTTGTTGTTGCTGTTGTGCTTTTAAAGCGCGGTTTCTACTCAAGTTAATGCTCCATTTCTTGTAGAACGACAGTTGCCATCTGTCATGAGTATTTAGATACTTTGTCGATTCGATTCTGTGCGTGTTGAATATTGATTTCTAAGAGACTAAGTATTAGGCTGTGTAAATAGTTCATGAAACATTTATGGGTCAACGGCGATAGTCACACAGCAGGATCATATTCTCCCAACAACATATCCAATACGTTTGCCTATCAAGTGTCCCGTTACTTTGAGTTTGGCTACACAAATATAGCCGAACCTGGTGGCAGCAATCAACGCATTATTAGAACCACTATAGAAGCATTGCCTGACCTGGACCCTCAAGATACTTTTATTTTGATCGGATGGTCCAGCTGGGAAAGAACCGAATGGTATTACAATGATCAATGGCATAAAATTGTCGGAGATCCTGGATACAACATTCCTGATTTTATTCAACCACGTTGGAAAGAAAACAATGAATATTTTCAGCGTCATTTTGTTGATCGAACTGCTGAACAAGAAATATGGCGCTGTGCCAAGGAGCAAGAGCATGCCATTTATACATTTCACACATTGCTGCACAATTTAGGCTACAAATTTTTATTCTTTTTGGGCTGTGAATATCCATTTTTTCAACAAGAAGAGCTGGACCGAGGCGTTGATAGTAAATTGCCCTGGTTGCCCGGGACATGGGCACACGATCCTTATCAAGAAACAGGATTCAGTCATCACAGTCAGCAACAAGGATTCGTTAGAGACAATCGATGGCATTTTGGGCAAGATGCACATGATGCTTGGGCACAGGTTCTGATTCCCCAAGTTCGGGCCAGAATATAATTTTAACTAAATACTTTCATGGGACTCAGAGACGCAGATTTATTCAAAGACCACGCCGATTACTGGCAGGTGGCCAAAAACATTCAAGGGATTTATCTCAGCGAAGGCAGCTTGCTGACCCTGCTGGATTTTGAGCGTGTGCTAGACGAACTTGATTTGTATGCATTTCGTAACTGGGAAATTGGTGAGCTAGTTGCCGGTCCTGATGTTGGCAAATACAAAGTCAGCTGCACATTTATGTGGCCTGAAAATCTCATGCCCGATCCCAGAGGCGGACGCCGACTGCTGCCATTTGATTGCGATGTGCTTTACAAAAAAGTAAAGATGAAAATCCCTGTCAAGATCAACGATCCGTCGGACTATGCACCCGGAACACACACAGCACGCATCATTGAAAAACCTGTGTGGCTAGTGGAAATTGTCATGCCCAAGGCATTGATGAGTGATATTCGCACAGGCAGCATTGAATTGGAAGATCAAGATATTGACCTGGCCGATCTAGATGACGCCTACGAACAAGACCTAGACAAAGAAGAGTTCAAGCAAGATGAGCAACAACAGCAACAATCCCAGCCTCCTGCCTTTCCCGCTATTTGAAAGCCTGGAATACAAAGATCTAGACGGCTTGATGAAGCCCACAATTCACGTGGACGAATTTTCAAGCAAAATGGGCGACGATGACGACGTCATTACTTTGAGCTTTTTTGTGCGTGACAATCAAGCTGCCAAAGATCTCATGGCCTGGTTTGAAAAGGGCTACGACTTTGTGTTGGACGCTGACAAGAGCCCAGGTGAAATCAAACCCAATCGTTATCTGGTGTATGTGGAAATGCGTCGCAGAAGCACAGCTGGTGGCAATGTGGAAATGCTGTTGGATGATCTTGCTACCCTGACTGAATTCACCAAAGATGACTGGACCATGCACTACAATGATCAAGAATATCCGTTCAGTCGTGATACATTTGACAGTGTGGTTCCACTGAGTCCCAAAGAATATCGCAAAAAGTTTGAAAGTGAAATGAACGAAATGCGTGTGGCTGCTGGCTTACCCACCAAACAAATCTACGAGCGCGACAATGCTATCAAGGCCATACAAAGCGCCGCTGGAATTATCTAAATGCGCGAATATCATTTTGTAGTAGGCGACACTCCTTATGTTATCATGGCTGTTACGCTGAGAGCTGCCTTGACCAAATTAAGAGAACTTACACGAAATGAGAGCCACTGAATTCATAACTGAAAAATGGAGCGCAAAATACAAACGCTCTATAAACTGCTCTAATCCCCGGGGATTCAGTCAACGTGCCCATTGCGCTGGCCGCAAAAAGCATAACGAAGATGCAGTAGACGACCTGGAGAAAGATCTAGTAGAACCTCACAGCTACGATGCCATTGATCACATGATGCAGACTCTTGCACGTAAGTATAAACTCACTCCCCAAGAGCTGCATGATAAATTCTTATCCAAGCACGGGGTTAGTCCCGATGACTGGATCAAAGATCAGTTAAATGAATTATCATTCCGTGGTAGCCAATGCACCAAAGACTGTTCGGGGCATCGTGCAGGCTATGAGTGGAGTCAGCGAAAAGGTGGCAGAGATGCTGCTTCATGGTCACCCAGTTTCAACAAAGGCGCCTGGTTATTTAAAAACGGCTACTAAAACTCTATAAGTAATTTCGTTATGAAATTAAAGAGTTTTGGGTGCAGTTTCATCTTTGGCACTGATTTACACGATGATAGTCGACTAGCACCAAAAGCCACAGCCAGCAATTTTACATGGCCAGCACTGCTGGCACAACGCCACGGCTGGGACTATACATGTTACGCTCGCCCCGGTGCAGGCAATTTAGAAATTGCTGAACGCTTATTAAGCCAACTTTGTGATACTGAACCAGCTGTGTATGTGATTGGGTGGAGTTGGATTGATAGATTCAGCTATACCAATACACATAATAAATGGTTTGGTAGTCCCTGGCATACCATAATGCCCATAGACACCAATGCCAAGGCCGAAATTTATTATCGCGACATACACAGTGAAATGCGAGACAAACTCACTACATTATTAAATGTACGAGTAGCAATTGATTCATTGAAACAACGCGGACACCGATTCATTATGACATACATGGATGATTTAATGTTCGACGATCGCTGGAACACAACACCAGCAATATGCGATCTGCAGGGTTATTGCCTGCCTCACATGACCAGATTTGACAACAAAAATCTACTGGATTGGAGCAAGCAGCAAGGGTTTGAAATCAGCGCTACCATGCATCCACTGGAAGCTGCTCATCGAGCAGCATTTGAATTAATTGACAGTTATAATTTAGTGTAAACAAAATACAGTCTATCATTGGCATCTTGCTTAAAGGTTTCTAACTTTAAATTGTATTTTTGTTCAAATTCTTTTACCACAGCAAAACTCCATGGAAAAATATCAACATACGGCCCAGTTTTATGAGCAATTCCAGGATTGGCTCTTAGATAAAATCGCCCACCTGGCTCTAGTATACTGACACATTTAGAAAAACGTGATTGAATTTCATCTCTGCTGTTAAAATTGATTGATCCCAGTGCAATGATCACGTCGTGTGAACCCACATAGTCCAGAATATCAACCATGTAGTCAGCACAGTTGTTGTAGGGATCAATGCCCACGATGTTGTTGATACGTCCCTTGAACGGATGATACCCACAGCCTACGTCTAGCACACTGCGTGGATTTAGTTGATTGACTTCGTTGGCCAATTCCCAACCCGTGTAATCATAGTCATTGGTCCTGGGTTTCCAGATTTCAGCAAAAAATCTGTGAATATAACGTTCACTGAGATCGTGCGTGATGTCCTTTAGTGTGCCCACATAATCGCAGGGCAAGCTGAGTTCGGCATTCACAGCATCTTTAAACTTGCGGTAACGTGCTGGGGTCCAGGGCAATTGATCCACCACAGTTTCAGCGCCTATGGTGATATTTGCATACTTGGGTAAATTAAAGGCAGTCTGCAAATTTTTTGTTAAGAGAGAAAAAATTTTGGTATTCATAAAAATTTTGATATATACAGTAGAATTTTACACTGAGTCAAAATATTTTACAATGGCTCTGATGAAAATTTACAATATTTAAGGGACTATATGAACATCAAAAAATTATTAGCTGTCTTTGCTGTCACACTTCCTGCTATTGCAGCAGCATGGCAGCCCACCAAACCAGTCACTGTGGTATTTCCCAATGGCCCCGGTGCAGGAAATGAAATTTCATTTCGTATTGTGGCCGACATTGTGGAGAAAAAGACCGGCGCAAAGTTTGTGCCCGAATATCGTCCCGGCGCAGACGGCAACATTGCCATCAATCACTTTGTCACAGTGCCCCGAGATGGACACACTATTTCGGTGCCAGCCTGCCAGTCAAATTGGGTCACACCGGAAATTTGGTATCGCGACATGATACGCTACAATCCCATGGATCTGGAACCTGTGGCCAATATTGCCAGATCACCCTTGGCATTTTGGGCTCATCCCAATTCACGGATAAACACACCCGAAGAGTTTGTGGCTGCGATTCGCGCCAAAGAGCGCCCACTCACAGTGGCCATTGGTGGCGGCGGCCATAAACTGGCAGTGGAATATCTGGTGGACAAACTGCGTGTGCCCGGAGGCGACAGACTGGAAACAGTGATGTATAAAGGTCCTGCACAGGCTTTACTGGATGTCATGGGCGGACATGTTGAGTTTGGTGTTACACCCGTAGCAGTGGGCTATCCGCATGTGCAAGCCGGCAAACTCAAATTCATCGGCATTGCAGACACACGTAGCCTGCCCGGTCTTGAGCATGTGCCTTTAATGAGCAAGGCAGCGCCAGGACTAAGTATTCATGGCTGCTGGAACATTGTGCTACCCCCGGGCACACCACAGGAAATACAGACATGGTATCATGATCAATTTGTGCCTGCAATTCGTTCAGCCGAAGCAGGTATTCGATTCCGTGAAAACATGATGTATATCACTCCCGAAGAGCACAGTGCTGCAGGAGTTCGAGCTGCCATGGCACGATTACAACAGACCTGGCAACCCATTGCTCGTAGAATTACACCCAACAAATAAAATGAAATATATCTTTGTATCAGGCGCACCAGGCTCTAAATGGAGCTCAGTTGTAAAAAACATTTATTATTCTCCCAGCGTTGATTCATCTGATGCTGCCCCGCATCGTGAATACTATCATGATGCGTCAGGGGAAATGCAACTCATGCACATGGGTGTTTACTGGGGACCGGCTATGGAATTCGGTAATTGGTTCGAGCGTTTAGATCAGTATAGCCGAGAACAAAACGAAGCTGAATTTGATCGACCATTTTCGGGCACAGGAGTTCGCATAATCAAAAGCCATGTATTTGGCTATCACTTGGATTATATCAAACGCACTTGGCCTGACTGTCCCATTGTGTTGATTGATCGCTCAGATGATGCTTGCCTGGGATGGTGGGTCAAATGCGGTGAATTCAACATCTCCTATCCTGCCTATAGGGATTATTACAAGGATCTGCGTCAAATGGCACAGTGCATACGCAGAGAAAATGAAGGCAATAGACGCGGCGCTAGAGAATGGCCGTCCACAGTGGTAGAAACAAATCTACAACTCAGTAGACTGTTGGGACTTGCGGATCCGTCCGCAGAATACCGTCAGGACTATGCGGCCTCAGACATTCGGGTAACAGTAATATGAAATCAAATTGGGAAGTAACTCGTGAACGCAGTCGATATCATTTTGATACCACAGTTATGGACTCTCGCTGGGACACTGTGATCCCGGTGAGAAAATTTGCCAACACCTGGGCACAAGAATTGCAAATAGCAATAGATGCCAGCCATCCTGTGACCTGGCGCACTCGTGGCAGAGAAAATGATCCATTAAAAAGAAAATCGCAGGAGTATGATCAAGAAGAATATGATCTAGACCGTATAGGCATGGCACGGGATTCAATATTAACCAATTTAAACTACAATCTCACACCAGAACTACAAAAAATTGCTGATAGCTTTGATCTAGATCAAGTCATGACTCGTGTTCATGTTCAGTGGCCTGGACAAGTATGGAATCTGCACATGGACAAACTGGAAAAATGGATGCCCAGTAATCCTGCACAAGTCAAAAGATATTTTATACAGCTGACTGACTGGCAACCCGGACATTTCTGGAGTTTTGGTAATTATACCTGGCAGGGTTGGACTGCAGGTGAATGTGTTACTTTTGACTGGATCAATGTTCCACATTCAACTGCCAATGCCGGCCACACCCCAAGAGTTACTTTGCAAATCACCGGAGTGGAGCAACTGCATGCTTGACACACTGTTACTGCCTGGGCTGCAAGGTCTGACCTTGGAGTTCACAGGAATAGATCATCCCAAACAATGTCGTGACTTGCAACACTTTGATTCCTATGCGTGGCCAGTTGAATACTGTTACAACAGTCGTGGTTTTAGAGATCAAGAATGGCCTGACAATCCAGCTGCTGCAATATGGTGTATCGGGGACAGCTTTACCAGTGGCGTGGGCAGCACAGTTCAACACACTTGGCCATATGTATTAAGCCAGACCAGTGGCCGCCGCACAATCAACATCAGCATGGATGGGGCCAGCAATGAATGGATTGCGCGACGTTGTCTTGATATCTATAATGAATTACAACCCCAGAACATTGTGATCATGTGGAGCTACCTGCATCGCAGAGAAGGCACAGCAGGGAATACTGATATAAATCGTAGAATATATCATGTTAAATCCACGGTAACGGAAGACTATGAAAATTTCATGCAGTGCAGGCAAAGGGTGCAAGATTATTGCACAAATTCCAACATTGTTGAACTGGTGATCCCCGATTGGCAACCTGCACTGCCCGAATCGGGTTGGCAAAAAATCCGAGATGCCAAATGGCCTCAGCATGCAAAACAGTTGACTGTGGCAGATCAGCACATCATTGAAGAATTAACTGACCTGCACGGCATTGACCGATCCATGCTGCTGGAGCAGATACAACATCAACATCGGGTATTGCACAATCTAATAGAAGTGTTGCAGCTGGACCTGGCCAGAGACGGGCATCACTTTGACCGAGTCACTGCTGATTGGGTAGCTGCACGAGTGGTTTCTCAGTTGCGATAAGCCGAGAATCCCAGTGGGCTTGATACTCGGTGTGAGCTTGGCTCATGAGTTGATCAATGCTGATGGGATCAGTTATACCAGGATTTTGTTCTACCCAGTGGTTGAATGCATCAACGCAGTGTTGTAGATTTTTTACAATATGCAATTTTTCCGACAGTGTTTGTTTTTTGATAGGCACAGAACTGGGCAAGATTCCTAGTTTTTGCATGGTATAAATGGAGTCATTGACCTTGGCATATTGTTCGCCATGAGTTTGCAGAAATGATTTGTGTGTGGTCGGCAGCAGATCTTGCAGCAAAGAAACTGCTGTGGTCCCCGGAGAACTGTTTGCTGTGTTTACTAGTCGTAGCAGCGTGTCTTCTGATGACAGTGCCAATGCGCCTAGGTCGCTTTTGTAGTAGTGACATAGATTCCAATCTTTGAGATCCATGTCAAACGTCTGCTTCCATGTTATTCGTTGTTTTTGCTCGCCAAACACTGGCAAATTCAAAATGTATTTTTCTATTTCGGGCAGGTGTTGTTCGTAATAAAAATAAGATCCCACTGTGAAATAACAACTGGCCCATTGCAAATAATCTCTATAACGATCAAGTGCACTAAAAATTTGTTCAGACTGAATTTCTATCCCGCTGCGATATAGCCCGTAAAAACTGTTTAATTTTTCTTGTGCTGTATAAACATTGAGTTTTTTTGACACAGCGTTTATGGCATGGCTCATGGCATGTTCAAACAAGTTTTGTCTACGACACGCAATCACATAAAAATTTTCGTCAATGTATTGATAAAAGGGCAGTTGGTCAGCCAGACTGTCTTGTCGTTGAACTATGTGATACTGTGCAAGCCTGGCAGTTTTGTAGTGATCCACAGACTGTAACATATCAACGACCTCAGACAAAGACTGATGATATCCCCATTTGCCCCAGCGAGTTATAATTTCTCGATTGAAATCTGAACTGTAAAATTTTGACAGGCCATTTGTGAGTTCGTGTAGATTGATCACAGGCTGATCAAATTGATGAAACTGCATGTAAATGGTCAGCAGTCTTTGCAACAAAGTGCTGCCCACAGCATCTGGCGTTAAAATCAAAACGTTCATAGAAATACTTATTAAATATCTGCATGACACAACGTATTCTAATCATGGGCTTACCGGGGGCCGGCAAAACATACCTGGCTGAGAAACTGAGATCGCAAATATCACAGCACGGAAAAACTGTGGGCTGGCTCAATGCCGACGAAGTTCGCAGACATTTCAACGACTGGGATTTCAGTCGCGAAGGACGTATACGTCAAAGTCTGCGTATGCGCGATCTAGCAGATGAAAGCAATACTGATTACTGTATTGTAGACTTTGTAGCACCATTGCCGGAAATGCGTAACAACTACAAGGCCGATTGGTGCATATGGATGGACACCATTGATGCCGGGCGTTATGAAGACACAAACCGAATGTTTGTGGCGCCTGATGTTTATGATTTCCGCATCACTGAACAAAATGGGGAAAAATGGAGTGAGTTCATTGCTGAACACATAGTGGACAATCGTCGCAGACCCAGATTTGATTGGCAGCGAGAAACGGTGCAAATGCTGGGACGTTGGCAACCTTGGCATGCTGGTCATCGTGCGTTGTTTGAACGTGCCGTTGCCAAGACTGGACAGGTTGTGATTCAAATACGTGATTGCCAAGGCTGGCAAGGATCCAACCCCTTTGCCATAGAACAGGTCAAGAATTATATACGCAGAGATCTAGATCCCTTGTATCAAGGTCAGTATGAAATTCAAGTTGTGCCCAACATTGTGAATATCACCTACGGGCGTGATGTAGGCTACAAGATCGAGCAAGAAACCTTTGATGACGCTGTGCACTCAATTTCAGCTACAAAAATTCGCAAAGAAATGGGCTTAGAATAGTAGATTGCAGCTGGAATCTTATTCATTGGGGGCATCACTAAATACCTAATAACACGCATTATTAGGAGCCCCCATGCAAATCACCCGTGAACAATTAAAAAGCTGTATCGGTAACAACGCATACCTGGATTACTGGGTAGCAGCATTGAATGACCTACTGCCAGAGTATGGCATTGACACCCCACAACGAGTGGCATCGTTCATTGCACAGTGTGCTCATGAAAGCATGAATTTTGTGTTCTTGAGAGAAAACTTGAGTTACAAAGCTGTGAGCCTGCGCAAGACATTTCCCAAGTATTTTCCCACTGATGAACTGGCAGCACAATACGCACTCAAGCCAGAAAAAATTGCCAACAGAGTCTATGCCAATCGCATGGGCAACGGCGACGAAGCATCGGGCGATGGCTGGCGCTATTGTGGTCGTGGATTGATTCAGCTCACAGGCAAAAACAACTACAAGGCCTTTGGTGAGTCAATCGAAACCCCAGTGGAACAAATCACAGAATACCTGGGCACCTTTGAAGGCGCTGTGCAAAGTGCCTGCTGGTTCTGGGAAACCAACAGCTTGAACCGTTGGGCCGATGCTGGTGACATCAAGACCATGACTCGAGTGATCAACGGTGGCTACATTGGCCTGGAAGACAGAATCAAACACTACGAACACGCACTTCACGTATTCGGAGGTTGATGCCATGTGGGTGCTGCACTTTTTACCTGACGCATTTCTGGCATTTGTTGTAAACATGGTCTTGGTTGTGGGCATTGTGTCCACTGTGCTGACCTGTTTCTTGTTGAAATACCTTATAAGATTTGTGCCTGCATTTGCCCCGCACATCAAGATAGCACAGATTGTGTCGGTGATTGTGCTGCTGTCAGGTGTGTATTTCAAGGGAGGCTACTCCACAGAAATGTTGTGGCGTGAAAAAGTTCGAGAAGTTGAAGCTCGATTAGAAGAAGCCAAAAAAGAAAGTGCCAAGGTCAATACAGTGGTAGAAACCAAAGTGGTCACTCAAACCAAGGTCATCAAAGAAAAAGCCGATGAACTGATAAAATACGTGGACCGAGAAGTCATCAAAGAAGTAGACAATTGCAAGATCCCTGCAGAAGTTTTAGAAGTTCACAACGAAGCTGCACGTATGAACAAAGCAATTGAACAACAGAGAAAGGGTGCAAAATGAAAGCGTTGATTTTTTCTCTAGCAGTTGTTCTTGCTGGCTGTTCCACTGCGGTTCCAGTCAAGCAAGAATTTCCTGTTGCACCTGCTGTGTTGTTGGAACGCTGCCCCGAACTGTTGGTTGTGGATGATGGCAAAAACAGTCTTCGAGACATGTTGAAAACTGTGATACAAAACTATTCGCTCTACTATCAATGTGCTGAAAAAACACAGGGCTGGCAAGAGTGGTATCAACAACAAAAGCGAATCCACAACAATGTGAAGTAACAGCACACTGGTGTTCCATAAATATTTGATGGCACAAAAATTTACAAAAATAATAACCAGTGCATGGACAGCCGTGATCACATTGGCTGTGGTAGTAGGTATTAGAATCAGTGATCCTGCATTTGTGGAATCAGTGAGACTGCGCTACTTTGATACTCTAATCACCAGCACAGAAGTAAAAACCAGTGATCAAGTTCATGTGGTCAATATCGACGATGCTGCTCTAGAAAGTCTGGGACAGTTTCCTTTTCCACGTGGTCAATATGCCAAAATCATACAGGATCTGTATCAACGCAATGCAGGTCTAGTGGTATTCAACGTGTTCATGCCCGATGCGGATCGTGCAGGTCAAGACTCGGCACTGGCACGTGTGTTGCGTGAATCTCCTGTGGTGTTGCCACACACTGCCACCAACGATCAGGTCAAAAGCACTGTAGAGCCATTTAGACCAGGTGTGAGCGTGATAGGCACAGGAGAACCTGGCATACCCTATGCCGCTATTCAACCCAATGTAAGGAGCATCAATGAAACAGCCGCTGGTATTGGTATTGCTAACACTCTGCCTGAAATCGACGGGGTGGTGCGCAGAATCCCCATGGTCGCTAGAGTCGGTGACAGACTCTACCCCTCGATCAGTCTCGAAACCTTTAGAGTCGCTGCCGGCGACCCCTCTTTCCAGGTTAGGGTCAACGACGGAATCATTGAAGCCGTTAGAATTCCGAAGTTTGGAAAAATTCCAACAGACGACCTCGGTAGAATCTGGGTGGATTGGTCATCCCGACCGACCCAACATTCCTTGGCTAATTTGCCAAAGGACTTCCAAGGTGGAATTGTTATCGTCGGACTTACCGCGAGGGGGCTCAACAACCCCGTCGCAACTGCTAGAGGAGAAGTCTATCCGCACTTCGTGCAAGCCGCTGTAGTAGACACAGTGGCTGCAGGCCGCATGATTCAACGTCCCGACTATGCAAACGGCGCTGAAATTCTTGCAATAACACTGGGCGGATTGCTGTTGCTATTTTTAACGAGGTGGACTTATGTTGGGCTGGGTACGACTGTTGTGTTGGTTGGTAGCTCCGTGGTTGGTAGCTGGTATGCTTATCATGGCTTTTTATGGTTATTCGACGCTACTGCCCTTGCAGGTGGCACAATCTTGGTCGCTTTGCATGCCTATGGTGTCAAGTTCGTCTCAGAGTTCCTCCAAAAGCAAGCCATAAAGAAACAGTTTGCAGGTTACTGCTCCAAAGAAGTGGTAGAGATGCTACAGAAAGATCCAGACCTAATCAAGAAAGGTGTGCGCAAAGATGTATCAGTGATGTTTTCAGATCTGCGTGGATTCACACCCATCGGTGAACACTACGGCGATGATGTAGCAGGACTCACAAAATACATGAACGGCTACATGGATGCTATTTCACAACCCATGTTAGACAACCGGGGCATGGTCATAAAGTATGTGGGCGATGCGTCCATGCACATACACGGCGCACCCATTGAAGATCCCAATCATGCACACACCATTGTCAAAGTTGGTCTTGAAATGCTGGATGCTGTGGATGAGTATACCAAGGCCATGGAAGCACAAGGTTTGCCTCCAGCTGCCATGGGTTGGGGTTGCAACACCGGCATTGGCTTCATAGGCGAAATGGGCTCCACACAACGACACGGTTATGACATCTTGGGCGACATGGTATCAACAGCCGCACGACTAGAAGCGCGATGCAAGGCCTATGGTGTGCTGTGTATCATTGGTGCTGAAACATACAACCGAACTGCCAATGACTTCTTCTACCTGTTGTTGGACAACCTACAGCCCAAGGGCAAAACAGTAGCTGACTTGATCTACACTGTGTTGCGGGTGAAAGGCGATGACAAAGAATACTACCGCGCCAAAGAAACACACAACAAGATGCATGCTTTGTATCGAGAACAGCAGTTTGATGCTGCCGCTATACTGTGTGAAGAACTTGCGGGATCATTTGATGGACAAATGGACAAGTATTATCACATGTGGACCGAACGCTGTGAGTTCATGAAACAGCAGGACTTACCGGCCAATTGGCAGGGCGAATTTATTGCCCACGAAAAATAATTATTTTTTCTTGGTGTTGTCTTCAGCATGGGGATCATCAGCCACAGCTTTTTTGAACTGATCAGCGGCTTCGCGTTCAACTTTGACCTGCTCCATCACACGATCTGATTCAATAATCTTGCCTCGTAGATGCAGCACAGTGTTGACTTTTTGATTTAAACGGATCAAATCATTGTCCAACATTCTGATACGATCAATAAGTGCAATCAACACACCGTTGGCTTCGCCGATTACAGGCTTGACTTCTTTGGTGGCCCACTCCCACACATACTTGATAATCCATCCCATGCCCACGGCCATCACAATGGGAAAGCCGTATTTGTTTATGAGTTCAACCACGTCCATTATCGTTTCCGCCTAGAGTAAATTGCAGCGAGGGATCAACTCTGCGTAAGAATTTTTTTCCGTTGTGTTCTTGAACTTGAAAATAGTCTCCGGGTTTCCAGTTCAACTGATCAGTGTTCAACTCAGAATCTGGAATTATGGTATTGGGAGTCAGGTCCCAGTTATAATCAACATACAGCATCAATCTCTCCTAGCATCTGACTTACCGTCGGCTCGTGCAATACGATCCACATCAGGTTTAAGTCCCAGAGCATTTGACACAATGGTGTCAATGCGCACCACGTCATGGTTCATGGTTTTTACACGATTGTCCAAGGCAATGATAATGCCCTTCATGCCGTTGATGGATCCCAGCACACCTTGCAGCAACAGTTTAATGGTTAGATACACAAAGTATCCACCGGCCAAGGCCACTGCAATGGGGAAACCTAGATCACCGATGATTTTGAAAATGTCGCCCATGGGGCCTCCTATAATCTACACAGTTATTTATTGACGCTGTATAATAGTTATAGTAGTGCTGCCACCGCGGTTCACACGCTGCCATACGGGAATGCCGTCTTGTTTGATATCTACCACTAGATCAGCTTCTTTGTTGACCCAGAGCTCGACCACATGATTGTTGATGTTGCGAGTCAAGTTCAATTGATCTTGATCATTCACCGTATATTTCAGCAGGCTGTTGGCATCATAGCCCGGCAACATGCCA